ACTAATGCAAGTGCTAAAACACTCACTGCTAAAAGTTTCTTCATTGATTTGTTCCTTTCTCTGGTGGAACTATTTGTTCAGATATCTCAATATCAGGAATGGTTGGCTTGTATGTATCGCCAGCTTTAGGCAACAATCTCTCAAGGAGTTGCCCTAATACACCAGACGATTCTTCCCCCTCATCATTACCGCCCTCTCCTTCTCCACCATTTTCTGGTGGTATACCATTTATGCGAACTTCGCGTCCCTCTTCAATAGCTTGTTTTGCTTTATCAAAGGATGCTGCTCTATCATTAGAGTATTTCACATAGTATGTCTTTGGTGCAACTCTTGGATAAACATACTCATACCACTTCTTAGGTGTTGTGGGATACAGACTGATATAAATTGCACCAGGATCAGAATCAGATGGATTGACTATGACAACAGAAGCAAGAATGCCTTTTACTTCTCTCTTCTCTTCTGCTGGCCATCCTTTTACACCATCAAGCGAAAAATAAACAGCGTTGGCTAGAAACACAATCAAAGCGATGACAAAAACTCTTATCGTTCTGCTGTTCCAGTAAAACGCTGCCGCGATGACTAGTGCTGTGAACAATGCTATGAGAAGAAGAACAGTCTGTGTCATGGTGCTTTTATTCCAACCCTAACTGATACAAAACCTTCCTTGTATCTGATAATGTTTTTCTTATCGTCCATCACAAATCTTGTTGCTGTTTTTTCTTGCCACACACTGTCCATTTTCATTTCTATTGTTTTGACAACCATATATTTTGGATTGATTCTAACAATTTCAATCGTTACAGGCACATCTATCATAGAACCTTGCCCCATGCCTTTTGATCCTGTGCCTTCAGTTTCAATACAAGAGTAAACGTGAACATTCACAATATACTCACCAGAAAATGTTCCTCTAAATGTGACATATTCTTTGTTGTCTGGATCTATTACGATTTCTTTATTGTCAAGCTGATATACACTTCTACGCTTTCCCATATCGTCGCGTTCAAAGTACATCAGCCCTGCTTCCATAAAACGATATGATACGACATTGTTTTGTGGATCACGAACCCATAGATCAACATCGCAGTCTATATCTACTGGCCATTCCATTGTGATCACATAGTCTGCATTTTTTCTAATGCCTTCGTTCTGCTGTACAATAGGTGCAATGAGTAGAGTTGTCAACATGAAGATGACAACAGTGCCCATGAGAAGGGCAATCAGAATATCAATGTATGCTGTACGAAAATCAAACTTTCTATTCTTCATGATCGTATGTTACCGCATATAGCAGCGCCTTTGTTATCAAACTGGACAGAATGCCTGTTGCATTGGTGTAAAGTGCAATGCCTAAACCAACAGACATATTCGCTAGAAGCGCAGCTAGACTTGCTGGATCAGTAACAGAAGCAGATGTAATACCTGAAGTGAGAAGATAGATGAAGCCGATTACAGTGCCCAACATACCTAGAGCAAGCATCTGTTCGGAAAGAAACCAACAAGCATCAACCATCTTGTTAGTAAAGTCTTTCAGATATGAAATGTAACCTATCATCAATGTGGTTACAATGTAGAGAATAGCGAGGAGAGATGTAATCATTGTCACATCATCATGCCAAATTTTAGCAATGATGCCATTATGCCATGCCCAGAAAACGCCAGACGCAACAAACAGATTTGTGACCCACCAGATATAGAACGGCTTAATTGACTTCATACTGACCTCGCTATTTTTTAGTGTCAGTTTTATTTATTCGTTCTTGGATACGAATCCGTTAAGCTTTTCTGCCAACTTGATGATAGCTTCTGCATCCATGTTTGGTACTGAAGGGAAAGGCGGAAGAATTGCGTTCTTGTCACCGTTTGAAAGAGCAATAGAAGCCTTTTCTCTTTCAAGGCTCCAATCATTTTCAAGACGGATGCGTTCGTTCATATTTTGCTCAATGATAAAATCTCGCGCAATTTGAAGAAGTTCAAGACGGATTTCGTAAGGGTTCTTTGACATGATTTTTCTCCTGTGTCATGTGTGTTAAGGTGGAGGGGTTCTGTTTCCACGCCCCCTCCGAGCGCATGTCAAGCCGCTAGGGCTAGACGAGGTGCAAAGTTATCGTTTGCATTTAGAGTTTTGCGCTTGTCGTAGTCGCCTACGGTTATCTCCAGTCCACTATTATACGCTTGTCGAGCCTAATTCGTCCCCATCAAAGACACACTGGAAAATCCCCTGTACTGGCGGATTTTCACAGGATAGCCAGTACCCTCTCTGCCTAGCAAAGCTAGAAACCCAACCAGTGTGTCTGTGGTGGAGACGGCGGGAATCGCACCCGCGTCCAAAACGTTTTTCGTTTTCCTTCACCGATAACTACAGTATATATAACTCCTAAAAGTTATACGCACTGTTTCGTGCTGGCACCTGAATGAAACCTTCAGGCTTGCCATCATCTCCTACAATAGCGGCTGTTAGATGGCCGCCGTATACGCAAGCAGTATCTACATTTGTGCGATCTGCTATTTGCTCAATCTTACCTAGTCTTGGTGTATGCCCATGATAGAAATGCTTACCCATCTGTGCATGATGATATTCTTCATATCGCATCCACAATAGTATTTGATCCCTTTGTTCACTCATTGGAAATGCAGGGTTTGCACCAGCATGTGCAACGATGATTGTATCATCTTCATAATACTTCGGCAGAGTTCGCATCCAATCTGTTACATAATCGGGCAGTTCCATGAGTGGGCTGTTGAAACTGCGAAGTGTGGCCTCAGCATAAGTGAAATCACCATCAAGTAACATATCTTCATGATTGCCCATAAGAGTCACATGACCATTCTTCTTCATTCGCATGACTTGATCAACAACTTCTTTGGATTTTGGGCCGCGATCAACATAGTCACCAACAAAGATCATCTTACAAAGATCATCATCAGCATGATCATATATCTTATCTAAGAGCAAGCACAGTTCATCATAGCAACCATGCACATCACCAATCACATAACGTTTCATATCTCAATTCCTTATTACACCAATATCATAGTCTATGGAAAAATCTTGTCAAACGTCTTTTACGCCATCATGAACTAAACGAGCATTCCAGTGATGTGTTCTAATTTTATCACCATCAGAATTTGTACGTTCACTGATGTGTGAAGGGAGAGGATCAACATGAAGTCTTGCGCCGGGATGTAAGATGAATTCATGCTCTTCAGGTATTGCACTATGATGTGCTACATATGCACCATGAGAACCTTTAGGAACATCTATATGAATCATGTGTTCTTCGCCGTCACCTTCTTTCCAGATAGGTTTAGCAAAATCTCTCGCAACATGCACAGCTAAAGACGTACTTGTGAAAGCGGGCATTGTCATTTTTATTGGACCTTCATCACCTTTTTTTCTGAAAGTGTCAGGAGAAACTTTGATGCCAGAACTGACAGTCATATCTTCACCTGTTTTATGCTTTACGAGAGCAGACTTCAAGTTATCGATTACAGACTGGTGTTGTGGTGTCAGTTCACTTGAATCTCCTGTGTAGAGTGATTTGTTTATTTTCTTATACATTATACCAGAATATTTTCTTATGGCAGTTTTTTTATCGCCATCAGGATCATTAAGATCAGGTTCAAAACCTTTCGATTTTACTAGTTTTCTACCAAACTTATATCGTCTTGACAGCTTTTGATGAAGACTTTGTGTTTCATCAAAACGTGGACCTTCATGTCTAGCAGCACCCTGTCTAAATGCTTCGTCTATCTTCTTGACCTTACCAATAAAGACTTTGTGATAGATCGACTTTGCATCATCATCTTCATCGAATTTACCAATCTTACCAATGAAGACTTTATTGTAGTTTGTCTCTACATCTTTCTTCTTTTCTTTTTGTTCGTTCAGATATGATTTAAAGGTCAACATTTTTGTTTCTTCTTTTTCTTTTTGGTTTTTGATTCCATGTGGAGTAGCGACTGACTTTACCTTCATCAGATACGTTGATGATCTTTTCTTCATGTAACATACGAAGAGTAGTCACTGCACCCTCTTGAATGCCTTGTACTCTACTGATCCAGTGACATGCACCAAATGACAATATGACTGCCGCGATCATCCAATAATCAAGATACATTATTCACCACCATTTCCATTACCACCTGAAGAACTGGGAGATTTTCTTTTGAATACCATCTTCTTTGGGCTACCATAATAATCATGTGCTGCATACACAGTCTTATCGTTTTCTGTGATAGCAGCATTCATCTTCATCTCTATGTCTTTTTCTTTCTCAGCATTTTTATCATCAAGATATTTAATGAAATGTTTCATTTTTCTCCGACCTCTTGAACACCGTCATGCACAAGTCTTGCTCTCCAGTGATACAGTTTTCCCATTCCGTTCCATGTATCAAAATCTTCAACTTCAGGAGTTGGATGAATCTCAAGCTTCGCATTTGGATGCAGTACAAACTCTCTTTCACCTTCATTGTCTGAATGATGATCTACATATGCACCATGAGAACCTTTAGGTACAGTGAAGTGTATCACATGTTTTTCTTTTTCATCAATGTCTGTGCTTACAAATCCCTTTGCAATTTGTGAATGCAAAGATGCGCTTGTGAATGCAGGGTTCGTTACGCGCATGACATTATCATCATCAACAGGTAGCTTTCTAGGATCATACTTGATACCTGAATGTACAGGAATATCTTCTGGTGCTTTATGTTTTGTTAAAGCTGCCTTCAAATGTGGTACCGCATCTGCCGCATCAGGATCAGTAATCTCTTCACCCTTATACATTGGACCGTTTATTCTACGATATGCACTTGTCGTATAATATCGTATTGCTCTTCTATGATTGTAGTCACCGCTAAAATCATAGTGTTGTCTTAGTGCGGTGTTTCTCTGTGAACTTTCAAGTCTGCCTTCTGATGAAAGAAGATCAGACTTTGTTGAGACTTTACTGAAATCATATGCTTCATCAAGCTTACCAGCTTTATCGATTTTACCAATAAAGACCTTGTGATAAGTTGGCTTCTTGTCAGTATTTACATCAAAATCTTTACCGATGTAAACCTTGTGATACACAGGTTCTTTTTCTGTCTTATCGATGACAAATTTCTTAAACGTCTTCATTTCTTTGTGCCTTTGTATGAAACTTCATATCCGTCTTCAGCACTTCCATGACCAATTTTGAAGCCGTGCTTCTTGTACCAACCAACCAATTGTTTTGTCTTTGTGATGTGCTTTGGATGATTTGAGTACGCCTTTGCTGTGCCACTAATCTCAACACCGTGAGTGTCTGCAAGAGACTTTAGATGTTCAAGTGCGCTAGTGCCATTACCTTGCTTCGCTTCACCATAATTTACGATATCATGCAAGTGAACGCCACCTTCAAATGGTGATGCATGAATACCTACCATACCATGTAATCGTTGACGATCATCAAAGGGATGGGATTGTGTTGAAGCATCTAAATCCTTGAAGAAGTCATCTACATTGCCCGACTTCTTTGCTTCAATCTTGATCTTCGCTTCGTTGAGATGTTGCTTAAACGTTTTCATTTGCTTCTCCAGTTATTCAGTATCCAGCTAGAACTATTCTTCTTGTCTTGACCACCAACACCAAAGACAAACTCAACATCATCTATTCCACATTCCATCTCTGGTATGTTCTCTTTCGTTCTATCGCCGCCGTTTGCAAAGATGATTGTCTGGTCTGGATTCTCTTCACGAATACGGCGGATAGCGTCAATAGCAGTGTTATCAGAATCATCGAAAGCAAATACATCATCTACACTCCTTAAGTTTGACAGTATAACATATCTTTCAGTCCAAGGCAAGAATGACTTACCCTTTTTGCGAGTAAGCCATTCATCTGAGTTTAGACCAACAAACAGATAGTCGCCAAGCTTTTTTGCTTCATTGATATATTCAATGTGTCCTGAGTGGACAGGATCAAATCCGCCCGTAATGACAACTAATCTTGGCATAATATTACTTGTTTATGCGGACGATACCATCATCATCCACTTTGTTAGCAAACACGCCAGCATCTTCGTTCTTGACGCCTTTTAGCTGAAGACCAGAAACTACACCGTGACCAGATGATCCTTCTGTTCTACCAAGTGTAGTATGACGGTCAAATGTATTGTCATCGTCATCACCGTTGGCAACTGGATATCTCTTACCAGTCTTTACATCTTCATATGCAGTTGGCTTCTTGTTCTTCTTGCCGCGCTGGAAAACAGAAGCTACAACACCGCCCTTTTCAAGCACTTTTATAACATCAGCGTCATTTGACTCAGCATGACCTGTTCCTGTGTGCGAAAGTGTCAGATGATAGTTGGCAGGATGTCCTGCCTTGTTGAAGTGACTACCTTCTACTTTTGGCTCATACTGTCTCATAACTCTGTTTGGCATCTTGGTATAGTCATAAAACTGGACATCCTTGTGACGCTCAAACATTTGTGGTGCATGATGTTCCCAGGAAATATCTGATGTAACATTAAGACGAACACCAGGAATCATACCCTTCTTTTTTGCAGATTTCTTATGTGCTTCGATTTCAGCATCCATAATTCTTGCAGCATGTTCTGGATGATGCGCTACAAAGTGTGTTCTCAAAGTCTTGGCTGCCAAAGCTGCATCAGGATATTGACGATTACCGCCAGCTTCAGTTCCCAAGCAATTTGTTCTACAATCTTTTGAAGACTTAGGACATGTATCAAAGCCATGAAGACCTGCTGTAGCGTGTGGTGCAAGATTAAGTCCTGTTGTAAGAACACCTTCACCAGAAGACTTTTCTGTCTTCATGTTTCCACCTAGAAGTTTTGGTGCTGTCTTGCTTTTAAATCCACGGGCCTGAGCGAACTGTTGAAAAACTTTTTTAGCTTCAGATAGCTTTGCTCTTCTTGTCTTCCTGTCTTCTGTGCCCATCTCAGAATTGGCTTTCTTGAATCCTGCGGCAAGTTTCTTGTGCAGATTTTCTTCTCTACCACCACGTTCTTCTTCAGTCTTATTGATGATAGCACTTGTCTTTGGTAAGTTCATGTTCTTATGCGCCATTGGACGAATGCCCTTCGACATATCAATCAACGTTGCTTCATCAAGAACTTCTTCCATTAAGATTTTCTTTTTATTACCATGTGGATCACTTGGTCCACTTAGATGAAACATGAAATCATGAAGAACAGGAGGCATCCATTCTGCTCTCTGTTCTTCACTCTGATCTGGCATGTCTTCTTCCATTAGCAAGTCCTCATTGAGATAATACTTGCCCATTTTGTCTAGATATTGCGATACTCTCTCTATGAGAACTTTGTTTGTCATTGTTATAGTCCTAGTTCGTGTTTCTGGATGATATATGATCTGACCAAGCCTGAGCGGACGATATCCTCTTTCTCAAACTCAATATGCTGAAAAGTATTTATGCGATTGGTAATCCTCATTAATTGAGTGATACCCTCTTTTTCATGCGGCTTGTTCAAGTCTGTCTGTCTAAAATCACCACACACAATCAATCTGGACTCATCACCCATTCTTGTCAGAACTGTGTCACATTCTTGGAATGACAAGTTCTGACTTTCATCCAGTATAACAATTGCATTGTTGAAGGTCAGACCACGTAGATAAGAAGTGGTGGTAAATTGTACAATACCTTTCATCTTGAGTATGTCATAACCATCACCACGACCAAATAGACTATCACAAATTTCACGGTATGGTTCTTCGTAAACTTGAATCTTTTCCTTCATGGAACCTGGTAAAAATCCCATATCTCTTGAAGGAACTACAGATCGTATTACAACTATTTTATTGTAGATCGATTGAGTATTCAATATTTGATTTAATGCCAAGTATAGAGCGCAGAATGTTTTGCCTGTTCCAGCAAAACCATGAAGCATCAGATGATAACCTTGTTGATACGATGTAAAGACTTTCTCCTGATTTGGTGTTAGCGGTTTTATGTGTCTAAGTTCAAAATGTGCTGCCTTCTTTTGTGCTTCTTGTTCTTTGTTTGCATTTCTATTCTTAGGCTTCTTGGACATGTTTACTCCTTTAAAAGCAAAAGAGGGCGCATCACCTACGTGACCACCCTCTTTTGAAACTCGTGTATTCTTATATTTTACCACTCTCTCTTGCGACTCCATCTACGATCAATAGCAGATGTTTGAGCGCCTGGTGCCGCTGCAACTTTACCCAAAACGTATTTTTGGAAATCCGAAGGTGGTTTTGTAACACCGATTCCTACTGGATCGACAATGTTCATGCGAAATGTCTGATTAAATCTTGGATTGGATTCTAGAAATGCCTTGAGTTGATCATAGGTCATTTCTAGTTCGAACTCTTCTTCGGTTTCGGTATCTATAAATGAATAAATCATGTTAGTATTTAGTATTCTTCTTGTTTAGGTCGAGACTGGATACGAAATAGTAATGCCCCGTCCATGTCTCATTTTTGCACCACTTCTCAGCTTCTTCACGACTGTCAAACTCCATCCACTTCACATCAGACACGGAGTTGTAGTCACGATCTATTTCGACAATCTCAAACTTCATGTATGAAACTCCCTCAAATGCCTCGTATATTGTAACAAAAGCTTGCGTGTTTCTTTTACGCCTTGTCGCGCGATCATAGAACCGAGAAGCAACTCCATCGTTTTCAGATGAAGAAGCCTCTCATGCTTATCTATTGCTGCTTCGGCCGCGCGATCTAACTCACTCACGAACCCATGCCACCAATAGTCCGATCAGTTCGCTCATAAATCTGCGACCAGTCTACACCGTATGCAGGGCAGACTTCAATGCGATCAGGCAGTCCGTTCTGATCCTTGTTGCCACTTTCGCCACACACAAAGTATGTATCAGGGAAGTGTTCAACATAGATGCGCCGAATGATCTTCTGTTGCTTTGCTATCAGATCCAGTTGATCTTCCAGTTCCTTAGCTGCATTGTTCATAAGAGTATTCAGATATGTATCTGTCTTGCTGATATCGGTACCGAATGGTCCCTCTTTCAGGCGTCTGATCAGTTCTTGCAGTTCATCGTGGTTCATTATATCCACTCCGGTGCTTCGCGTTTCGTCCATTTGTGCATCCTCGCTTTGCCAATCTTGTAGTAGTTCCGATAGTTCACAATCGGATCTGTTGATACTATATATTGCTTGTCCATCGCAACAGCAAATGGCTGCAACGGAGCTTGCTTGATGTTGCGCGGCGTCATGCTAAGATGATCCCACAACATGCCTTGACACTTGTGGTACTTGCCATACCGATGGGTGTATTCTAAGCACAAGGCTTGGAAATGCCGATACAGCCATTCGTAGTTACCGCTTGTCTCACGGCACCACACGGCTGACGGATGATTGATATGTGTTGCAGAATATAATATCATGTCATCTTGCGGATCGGCAAGACGCCACCGCTTGACATTACGGCCTGTCTTAGTCTTGTCAACATACTGAACGCCATCAAGCAGCCGATGGGCGGTACACAAAAGCTGTGCGGACTCAAGGATCATCTTGACCACATGCTTGTCTACCATCCATTCGGCTGCTTGATACGGATCAGAGTCGATTGCGAAGATGTTCACTTGCGTTTTCCTAAAAACTTGTCAATGCAGTTTTGCTGTGGCGCTTCTAACATTATACACTGATGGTATTGTCCACGCAAGCTTTCTTTGCCCCAACCGAACCCAGTGATAATCATTGCCACCACAAGACCGATAATAGCAAATGTTCCTAATGCCCAAGGAAATGCATTCATGATTAGTCCTCGATTGCATCAATACGGAAAAACTCACCAGGCTTGACGTTCAGTGTACGATCAAGATTGGCCTTACCGTTTGGATTCCATGAGCGAACACGGATCTTGTTGATACCAGGCGGCACTCGCCAAGTAGCAGAGTTGCGGTTGGGTGCTGCTTGAGCAGCACCGATAAAAGGCAGGGCCGCAAGCCCTGCAAATAACCATCGCTTGTTCATTTATATTTTCCTCTTAGAGTAGAGCTTTAACGTCAATATTATCTACCGAATCCCACTCGGAGTCAATAGAAAAAGAACTGGAACTAAAATCTTTCTGAAGAGGCATCATGTCCAATTCCTGTAGAAGCTTCTCTTCGACAGATACCTTAGACTTCTTAGCAACTACACTTTCAGCTTTTGGCTTCTTCTCAGGCTTAGGCTTGGACGCTTTAGGAGCAGCGGTGGCAGCTTTCTTGCTACCAGTCTTAGTCATTCCCTTGTAAACATAGGACACGATCCTCCGACCATCCTTATTAGCTTCAAACTGGTGTCCGTCACGCTTCAAAAAGCACACATACTTTGAAATATATCCAGTTGTACCAACATGCTGATCCACCTCAGCGGATGTAACAGTACCCTGACGCTCAAAGAGTTCAAGTGCTACGTATTCTGGACGCTTACCGTGCTTACTCGTTCGTGACATATTTCATCTCTCCATTCTCGTTAAAAGTGTAGCCGTAATAGTGGTTCTGTATCTGATCAATGATATGATCTACTTCACGTTCAGAAGCACCATGCATCTGGGTGCAGACATAAGGATATACATTTGCACGAGGCATACCAAGTTCCATAGCATCCCAGACATGCGACTCCATTTCCATAATCCAGTCTTTAACACGAGACATTTTACTTGCTCTCCATCCATTCGACCAAAAGAGATACGGCTTTCTTGCGCGGAACACAAAACACACGTTGAATATACGGTGCAGCACCAAACATGTTGGTGATACCAGATTCGCGCAGAGCATCAAGATAATCAAAAACCCTGATCTTGTCAACAGTCATATATATCTCCTTAGTCACAAGAGTTATAACGAGAAGTGTGAACGGTCAAATCGGAAGAGACACTGGCAAAACCCATGTAGCCCCAGCCCCAAACACCTTCCCACCATGCAACGAAGTCTTTTGCTTCTTTGAGAGAGCGGAAACCGCTGTACACGGAATCTGTCTTGCGACCATCATCAGTTTCGGTGATGAGAAGTTCAAGAGACTTGTCGAAGCTAGTGCTAGACTTGTAAGAACGAGTAATCATGATCAAACTCCCTTTGCGTAACGGATAAGAGAAATTGTGGGCTTTATCCAAGTGATGCCGTCTTCGGCGTCTTTCCAGCGAATAGATATGCTCATGTAAGGAAAGTATCCGATGAGCAAGTCTTCATGTGTAAGAAAGAAAACTGGATACTTCATGTATGTGTCTCCGTGTTGACTATGAGAATGTTATACAGGAAGAGAGGGCTGCTGTCAAGCAGCCCGAGGAAAATACTTTTCAGCTTCAAGCCAAATCATATGTTCGTTGACATCAGCAACGTCTACACGCTCACAGTTGCGAGCCCAGACCCACACAACGTCCCGATGAGCATCAACCACTTTACCGTTGGGAAGAGCCTTCTTGTACGTGACATCAGAAGTTGCAATACCAAGCTTGTTTTCAACAGAAGCACGATAGCCCATGCCGTAGCTAGCCTTGATGACTGCGATGACCTTACCCTGAGTACCCTTTGCAGTCTTACCGCGAGTGACCTTTGCAATGCAACCCTTCTCAATCTGCTTTGCATTGTGCTTCGCATCTCCAAGCATACGATCAAACTGCTTGCTCACGCGATAGTGACGATAAGCTTCCTTGACTTCAGGAGTGGCGTCCACAGTCGCGGAAACCTTGTCACCCCACATCCAGTTGTAGTCGCAAGTGTCGAGCCAAACGTCTACGGGCTTAGACTGTTCAGCATCCCAATAGACGGCGTACTTCTCAGAACCCCAGACATCGGACATGATACGAACAGAGCGTGTACCAGTCTCAAGAACACAACCATGAGCAATCGTCTCGGCGTATGCTTCAGCAACCTTGGTGTACTTGCCGTCAACCATCTCGTACTTCTCAGAAACCATGTGAGTGATAGCCATTCGTCAATCTCCTCTGTGTCGTTGATGAGAAGAATATACTGCAAACGGAAATCATTTGCAAGAGAAATCTTCAAAAAAGATGGTCGATTTAAATCAAAGACTTAGCGTCTGGTATAAAAATCGTCTACGGAATCAGCTTCAGTTTCATGCTCAACCCACGCCTTTTTCCAGTTGCGGATCGGGCGTCTTTTCTGACCCTTTCTAAGATCAGAATATTCTTCATCGTCATAATCTTCATGATTTCCATAGTGGTTCTTTTTGTACTTCATGCTAATAAGACCTTACTAGGTTCAAACCTTTCTTGTTAAACTTGTCACACCATTTAAGAAACGAAGAGCCGTGACCCATCTCTTCGTTATTGATGTATTGATAATGATGCACCATTTCGTGTGCAAGCACTTCAATAAAAAACTTTTTGGATTTGTATCGTTTGTTCATGAGTAGCTTTGTGATCCCTTTAGAGGGAAGATTCTCATCATAGTCATACCATGCATATGCGCCGCGGCGCCAGCGAATGTCGATTTCATTGATTTTTGGGAGAGAGTTTTCAAAGAGTTCACGATTGAGGACTTTGAACCATTCTTGGCAGTCCTCAACCGTTGTTTCGTATGTTAATTCACAGTCTTCGCTCATAACTTTTTCTAGCTTTGTTCTGCGCTTTCTTTTTGCCATTTCCATCCTTGTGAAACAGCATAATAAAGATCAATCAAATATCAGGTAACATTCCAGGAAAAGCTTCTTGTACTAGCTTGTATGTTAGTCCTTTGACTGGCAACTTCTTCATCAGCATACCAGAGAGAATTTCAGCTTCTCTTGCTTCTAGTGCTTCCAACATCTGCACCAATAAATATCTCTTTCTGTCTAACGTCAAATTGCTTGCGACTTTTGGATTGTCCTCTTCAAACAGATACACTCGACTTAGCTCTTGATGAATTGATGTATAGCTCAATCCTGGTGGAGCATCCGACTTTCTATATTCGGGGATATCGTTAAAGACATATTTGATATGTGGATGAAATGCACCTCGAAGAACTGCATCTAGTGCATAGCCGCTATTCTTTCGTAGAATATCTATCTTGGCTTCACGATTGGGTGCATTGACGAAATCATCAAACACCTCATAAATATTTTTCTTGCTCATTAAAACTCCTGTATAACATCAAATAGGTTCTTCAGACCTTTTTCTGCGAAATAGTTGACCAGATTAGACCTGCTTGCCACTTTGACGTTATCATAACAGTCCACAATCTGGCTTTTGATCGTCTCAGGAATATAGTCAAGATCAACCAGCATCTGATTTCTCTTGTAGTTTCGCAGCATGATTTCGGTGGTGCAAAACTCTTCGGGAGACTTGTTAAGCCATTCATTAAGCTTCTTTGTATTTATGACTTTCTGTCTTTCACCAAGAGCAAAGACATTATCAGCAGATAAAAAGTTTGGAATTCCATCACCGCGATCACCACGAATAATGTGTTCCTTGATGTACTTCTTTGGATCGTCCGTTTCAACATAACGTTTAAGAATTGGACTATACTGCTTCACATTGGAATACTTCTGAAGCTGAACAAAGTCTTTGTCGGAAGATAGAATGAGAACTTCTTCGTGAGGTGCAATCCTTGCAGCAAGTACACCAATCACATCATCCGCTTCGGCACCATCCACATCAATCACTTTATAAGGAAAATGCTGTTTCAATTCTTCACGGATTTTGTTGAGTGTTTCAAAGATCAAAGTCCAATCGAAACCAGATTCTTCACGAGCTTTCTTTCGATTTGCTTTATAAAGTGGAAAAACATCGCGGCGCCAGAATCGCTTATTGTCACAAGCAATAATGACTTCACCATACTTCTCTTTAAACTGAGTGATATATGATCTTAGACTGTTGAGAACCATATGACGAATTAGATTTTCGTCAAGCTTCATTTTTGGATTGGAGTTGATTTGTTGCATGAGATTTGAAATCAACACCTGATTTAGATCAATCAAAATAGCCATAACTTTTCCTTTTCACTATACCATTATATAGCTATTAGCCTGCGATGTCATCATCTTTCTTTTCAGACAACTCTTCTAAAAGTATGTCTTGGATTTCTGATGTCTCATCAAGTATGATATTTGAGTTCTCATCTTTTTTGATAACAGAAACATGCTTGTCTATAAATTCATGCAGATTGTGATCGACATTCATTGCTCTGTATATTGAAGATCGGATTGAATCGATAGCAAAGATGAAATCCTTTTCAAAGTGTTTGCCGTCTTGATCGACACCGTATGAGTCCAAAAGCAAGATCAGATTTTCTGCAATATCACCAACAATGTCTTCAGCATAATTTTGTCTGCCACGTTCTCGGTGCTTTTCAATTTCATCTATGTTTGGAGGAACTTCACGAACGATCTTGTCTTTAGGAAACTGAAATACATTGTCTGTCATTTAATAATCCTTAGAAGAATTGTCTCATTATTTATGCGACCACTAGCTTCTTTAGATTTACACTTGATTTCATCCATGAATTTACGAAGAACGACCTTGCCACCTTCAAGAAGTTTCTTCAACTGAATTTCAGGCTTACGAAGTTTCTTGACGATAGATGTCTTTTCATCATAGCCAATTACTGTGCAACCCTTGATACCAAGTCCAGCAGGACCCATAGCATTGTAAACAGCAAGAGTTCTGTACTTGGTGTTGAACACCCAAAGCTGAGAGCATCCCGGTATATCAGTGGCTCTAACCGACTGTAGAGAGTACGTTTCATCTTTTTCCTTATACTTAAGCTTTGCGACCTGAACAGATGCCGGCTTGATCTTCTTCTTGCGAGGCTTACGTTCAGTCTTCACTACGACCGCTCGTGTTTCGGCGGCAGACACGATAGACTTGATAAATTCAACATAAGCCTTCAGTTTCGGTTTAGTGTAGCTAGAATATGCTTCGCGCAACTCAGGCACTTTACCAGAGAGAGCGTCAAAGAGTTCAGAATAAAGCGGCTTGTAATAGTCTGCAATGCGCTGGGCAACAGCAGGCTTTACATTCTGTTGTGCAAGCCAATCAGACACCTTGAACTGAGTGCCGTCACGATAGAACGCATCAATCTGTTCTTCAATGCTTGCAATCAGATCATTAGCGCGATTGGCTACACGCTCTTGAATAGAGATTACTTGCTTGACTTCTTCTTTCTTGGCGCTGACTTCTTCTTCGGCTTCGGTGCTACCTGTGTCGGCTGCCATTGCGAGGGCACGGATTCGCTCTTCGTTTCGTTCTTTGATGCTATCCGGGAGGTCACCACCGAGTAACAGTATACGACAATTCCAACCACTAGTACGGCAGCGACTATCATCAATTCTGTTTGCATTTTTGATTAGATCCTTTTCTGTCTTGTGAAATTCTTTCAGATATTCAATGATCCACTCTTTGGCCTGAGCGGAGTCATAAAAGTAGTTATACCAATTGTATGCAGAAATGATCTGAGCATTTGATACATCGCCGCGAAGGTCAGGTTCAGGACCCATATACTTCTCATCAGCGAACTTCCCGCGAATTGCTTTCGGTTTCTTGGACATATTTTTCCTTTAACGAGTTAAAGTCCCAGTCCTTGAAGTCTCGGATCACACAAACACCGTCTTCAAGATATGCGTATTGTAGCGCAATTTGCTCTGCATTGTCAATAGCTTCAAATTCATCAGTAAAAACAGTAGCTTGACCAAAGAACTCAATCATTGATTGAGGGTCACCTTGCCACTGTAGCGAATCATCTGAAAAGTTACCATAGATTTCGTCTATGTTTTGACCATACGCAACTCGATATTCTGGACCTTTTGTTTCCAGAATATACACACCATTATCCGCGGACATTATTCAATCTCATACTCATTCATTCGTCTTTCTTGCATTGTCAATTTGCCTTCGCCTTTATACCAGCCAGAACGTCTGGGATTGCAGCACATTTCACAAGAGCAGGGCTTTCTGTTTTCTGCCAACTTTCGTTGATGTTGAAGTTTCTCTTCTTCATTCCAGAAGTAGTTCTGATATAAACTAAACTTCTTGACTTTGTTCAACATGCGTTCGTGATGGTGTCTACGTTCAGCCCTGCTTTTGCTCATTAGTGCTTCCTGTTTCTGGCCGCCTTCTTACGCTTCTTAGAACCAATCTTACGACGACCCTTTCGCGGTCTATTCTTATGTGGATGCGGCATCAGTATTCTCCATTATGCTGTAGTTCAGTACACTGTCAATACGAAATGAACGCCAAGCATTCTTATCTAGGTCCCAAACAGCAAGAACTTCGTCACTCTGCTTTCGAGGAACATGAGTTTCTTTCTGTTCATTTAGTATATATGTTGGAATCAAAGTACAGCGCATCTGACGCATTGTACCATCTATCTTTTCAAACGCAACATTACATACATACTTGGTCAGATCAGCATACATTGTATTTCGATCAAACATTACCATAAACCCTCTGAAGTTCCATAAACTCGTTATAGTCGTTTCGTGTCATGTAGTAGCGCATGAGTGTCTTCATTGCATCACGCACTTCCATGCTGTTGTTCCAGTCTTGTATTTCAACAGAAGTCATAGTCCTTGTCAAATACTGCAACTCATTGATTTCCTTTGAGATGAAATCAAAGTCTTCCTGCAACACCTGTGCTACAAGATTCTGTGCTTCTTCGATATCAATCTCAATCTCTCTAGTACGCTTCAACTTGATCATTCTATGCTCCTGTAAGTCCATGATTATCACAGTAGTCCACAAAGTCCTCGTAGCTACCAATGCGCTTATTATACACGAAAATCTGCGGTACTGTCAAGGGCAGATTTTCTGGAACAAGTTGCTTCAACTCATCCCGAGTGTAATCAACATTCAGTACTTTTTCCGTATAGGAAAGATGCAGCTTGTTCATTAGCTCCTTGGCCTTGACGCACCAAGGGCAATTCGGTTTAGAATAGATTACGATTTCCATTTATAGTTCCACAATTAGGGGTTTGTAATTATTATACCAGTCATTCTCATTTGGATAGCCACGAGGATGACATATTACGCGAGTATCACCAATCATGTAGTCCATTCGTTGATGCGTATGTCCATGAACGATAAGCTTTGGAGGCTTGTTCATTTTAAGAATCTCATATTCAAACTCTGTAGCGAAAAAATCGTTACCGTTTGAAGTGCGATAATTCTCATGCACCGACCGATAAGATGGCAAGTGATGAGTGACCCAGATATCAGCATCGGAATTAAATAAGAAATGTTTATGAACCTTGTGTGCATTGATATAGCGATCATAGTTCATACCTTTGATGCATCTATGATCCATCATATACTCTTTAAAGTCCCACCAACGAACAGGTGAAATATTTGTCCAAAGAGTAGCACCAGCAATCTTCAATCCGTTCACTTCAATAATATCAGGAAAATCAAGATCAGCATCTCTAAAAGAGTTGCCATAATAGTCATGATTACCTTTCACTGAAAAAACTTTATCATTAAAAGTCTCAGTATGAAAGCGATCACGAACTTGCAAATCGGGATGAGTGTCGCCAGCGTTTAGATAGAATATATTGGAGTCGGGAATGAAATCCCAACCGCCAAATTCCATATGCAAGTCTGAAAAAATGCCGAACTTCACTCTACTTCTTCCTCTTTCACAACAGTCGGATTGTAGCCGCCGATGGCTTCAACCCAAAGCAAAGCACCATTAGAGCTTGATGTATGTATGACGGATTCATACACATATGCACCGATGCTATAACGAACAGTAAATTTTTTCATTCTTTTTCCTTAGCAAACTTTGAATGATTATAACAAGTCCGACGATAGCCGCCTTCGTCTGTTGGAAATCCACAAGAGACTTCAACAAAGCAACCCGACTCATCACACAGATTCAGTGGTTCTTTTAGTTCCTCAATCTTCTTATTCTGTACGATATATAGTATCGCAGATTTCTGGCTCATGTCAAACTCATTCGAGATTTCCATGCCACCAGCATCATACAGCGGAACATATGCATCTATATTGAAGCCTAGTCTATCGTAGATCAGATAACGATAAGAACCGCCCTGCATCGCATGATCCACAATATTGCGGAACACCCAAGCAGTGACGGCCAGTTTCGTTTCATAGTCGGTCTTCTCTACAATGTCTTCATACCATTTACTTTCCATTACACTTTCCTTCCTAGTGTTTGGATATCAGTCTCTTCTGTCACATATTGAACAGGGCCCTTAGAATAGATAGGCGCCAACCGCGTCTTCTTCTTTTCAATCTCTTTGATGGTAGCAACAGACTCGGTGCGATCTTTCTTCCACTTGTAGTCATCAACGGACCGCTTGAAGCCATTGCCGACAGCATCAGAGCAAGGAGACAACTCTTTGCGCGGCAATGGCTCAGGCATATTGATTGGGCGTTCCTTGACAGAATCCTTTAGAATAGACTTGAAATAAGCCTTGCGCTCTTCACGCAACCGCAGCGTCTTCTTAGACGGCTTCTTGCGTCCAGAAGAAGTCTTGGTGTAGATGAGTGCCATGTTAAATCACAACCTTGAAAGGACCTTCAAGAGGGTGCAGATAGACAGCATTATGCCAGTTGAAATCATAGTCATCATCAATCTCAGGTTCGGCTACACCATCACTGTCCCAAACTTCGTACCAACGATCACCACAACAGTCACAGTCGAAACCAGCTTCAACACCGTTGAAGTAAAGACCGATATCCAAAGCCCGTTCGTTTGCGGCGTCAGCATCGGCAGCTTCGATCCACACACGCGGACCGATACCGTTAGAACGGTCTATATCAAAGTGCCCGCCAGAGTTATTCTGAGAAAATTCAAACCAAGCCATTAGTCCACCCATCCTTCTGAATATTCTTCTTTGCGGTCACAATACTCACACATCTCTCTGAGAAAAACGTTGATGTCAAATATATCAAGCTCATAGATGCTTTGAGCGCCCGAAACCGTCAGAACGTAGTTCTTGACCGGTATTGGAATCTCATCATAGTACATGTATGTCTTTACGTCCATCGTTTGAATTTCTCCTTGCGAGAATAAACCTTCTTAGACTTTATAATCTGTTTGCGAAACTTTGGCGACCACAAAGCTTTAGCAACAAAGTTTCTCTTTTTCATTCTCACATGCTCCAGTAAGTTTCAGAAGACGGATCACAGCACAGAGGAGTGTTCACTCCCTGAGTGAATTCTTTTCCACTCATCATATTGCGCTTCGTCTCTTTCTTCTCAATATTTGCGTAGAAGTGATTGATTTCAGCGATAGCAAAGTCAGACTTGTTATCAAGACGGGCAAGAGCAATCTTAGCTCCACGCTCAGTCGGATAAACCTTGTAGTTGAAAGATCCTCCAGCAAGACGAGTCGTTTCGACGTTATAAATCACGTAAGACATGAGAACCTCGTTCGTTGTTATGAGAAGACTATAGTCGATATAGAAACGAATGTCAACGCTTTTCGATGTAGAATTCGTTATTTTCGTAATCGAATTCAATGTTGAAGTGCTTACGAAGTGCAGTTTGCAACTTAAGAGCGATTACAGCTTGTGCGTGTGCAAGACGTTCGTTTTCAAAAAAAGAATAGAGAGTTGCAGTAGCAAGCTTAGAATTGATGAAGAGAACGATCTTGTTAAACATATGCATCTCCGTTGTTACAAAGAGAATATAATTGATACGGAAAATATTGTCAAACAAAAAATGGCAGAAAAATGAATTTCTACCATTTACCATAGAATACAACTTCTAGTATTGTTTAAGACTGCTTTTTCTCTTTCAAGAACGTTTTCACAAAACTGTCATTGATTTCATACCCGTTTTTCTTCATCCAGTAGTACTCTTTTCCATACTCAGTACGGAACATTCTTGTTAATCCAGTCTCTTTTGCGTTACCAAACCCGTTCATAGCCGCGATAAATGCTCTTCCCCATGCAATCATGGTAGGACTCCTTTCAGTCATGTTGTGATACACTAGTATATAGTGTTTCTTGTTGCGCTGCACAACATGACAGAATGTCGCAGTTAGTCCTTGATATGAGAGCGGTGGACTTTTACCATGATCCAATCATTATACCAAAGATCAGGATTTTCCAGCACTTCATGCTGCATCTGATACTTTGCTTCCCAATAAGAAGCTGTGCCGCGTGTCTTACAGAGTTTTAGGATTTCTCGTTTGAATCGATCTTGTCCCAGTCTCTTAACATCTTCTTGTAGTAGTTTGTTAGATCCGTAGTAGGATTTCCAGTCACTATCTTTTGTGACTTTTTTCTTTCGTGTTTTTCCTTTGACTTTCTTTCGTTGAATCGACTTGAAGATTTTTTTACCAAGATACCTCTTACCAGTTTCAAGATTGGTGATCATGTACACGAATGAAGCATAACCTTCAATCTCATCATCACCAATTTCTTTGTCGTTGTACAGCCACATGAACATACTCCTTACGAAGTATGTATGTTACCTATTCATCATCATCTCCTAAATCTACTTCGTCTTCATCAAAACACTCTTCACCACAGAATGAACAGAAACGTGGCTGTCCCTGTGTTTCTTCATAATCGTAAAGCACTTTGTATGATGACTCACAGTAGTTGCATTTTATCTTATCTACTTCTTTTGTCATTCGTTTTTCCTTTAGATTTCACAGCCGCCTGCTGTACAACTGAGCATCTGCACACCTTCAGTCGTGTCAGTTTTCTCGTATTTAGCGAGATCCATCCAGTTGATATCTTTTGGCATCTTCGCAAGAAGTGCTTCATACTCTTCCTTAGAGCAATCTTGATACGGAGCTTGTTGATAGCTATGGTCACTGAATGGCAAAAATGAAACACCAGAGAGTTCGTCAAAATGTTCATATACCCAAGCACCGACAGTTGGCCATTCTTCTTCACGAACGCTTACGGTGATTGATGGTTTGTGTTCACACCACGCCCTCTGATATGTGAGCCAGATTTCAAGTTGATCAATGGCAGAAAGATCCTTACGAAATACTGCATGATCTGGCGACTTCATTGGGAATGAGAAAACATAAGTGTGATCTGGCTTCATTACATCATCTTCACATGGGAAGCCCATATCTTTCATCATCTTTGCAAGAGGATCCTTCTTATCTGCTCTCACTGTGCGAATGTAGTAAGGAGCGTGTCTTGCGTGAATACCACTTGCAGAGTCTACAAGGGCAGATACAGTGCCAGAAGGTTTGACGCAAGTAATAGCAGCGGAGACAGGAATATTAAGTTTAGCAGCCCATAGCTTGTTAGTCTTAACAGCTTCTTCACGAAGACCTTCCAACATATCAGCAAGATTAAATAGTCCTGTAGCCTTTACCGCATGACCATTCGTATACTCATTGTCCATGATGCCAGTCAGTGACACACCAAGCAAACGCTCTTCAGCACAGTTCTCTTGCCACTTCTTGCTCAAGTATTTGAAGTTGGTAAGTGTGGATTGGAATGTACCAAGTATAGTTGCGAGTTTGACTTTGCGCTTGAGAGTTTCTGGGGTGTCATTTCCTCTAACGACAACCTCTGTGAGATTACAGAATTCTCTGGAACGTAGAATAATTTCCGAACATGGATTGGTGCCGAAATCGTGTTCAGGATCACGGCGTCCAAACTTCTCTGCTTGCTTCTTAGACGCAGTTCTAGAGAAAATGCCGCGTTCGCCAGAGCGCGACTCATAGAGGGAAAGCCACTCACGCATGAAGAGGCCAACATCAGGCTTTTCCTTAGCAACGAAAGAGTTGTTAGCGAGAGCGCGTTGGACATTCTCTTTCCACCAGTCACCAGACTTAGCAACGCGCATTCTATCATCACTAAGGTCAGATAGAGAAATAAGCGCAGACCTCCTGACACCACCGACAACCACAATCTCAGCGATCTTACAAACGATATCATGTGCCTCCAGTGTAGTTAGCTTGCGACCAGCAGCCTTCTTGAATGTTGCAACAGTGAACTTGAAAAGATCAGTCAGCGGCTGCGGACCAGATGCACGACCACCAAATGTCTTGAGCGGTGCACCAGCAGGACGAACCTTGGACACATCCCAGTTAGGGATCTGACCAGCATAAAGAAGATGAATAAGTTCCTTGAGAGCCTTTGCCCAACCAAGCTTTGAATCTGCCACATGAATAACAGTATCAGTAGGATAAAGTTCTTCTGCGATCACAGGCAGTTGATCCACATACTTAGACTCAACAGAAAATCCAACACCAGTACCATTCATAAGAATGTAAAGAATTTCATCAAACGAACGAGGGTTATCAATAGCAACATACGAACAGTTATAGCCAGCAACGTTCTCGCGCTTGAGTGCTTCACCAGCAGTCATCAAGCAACGCATTGATGGCATGATTTCAAGATTTAATACAGCCTCTTCTAGCTGCTTACGTTCTTCTGGTGTAACTGTGTAACCAGTAACTTCCTTGATATGCTCATCAAAGAAGTTGAAATACCTAGCGACTGTTTCATCCCAGTTCTCTCTACGGTTCTCATCCCACAGCCATCTTGCATAGCGTGACTTGTGAATGAACTCCTGATAGAGTGACGGTAACATATTACTGCCTGACATACGAATACTCCTAAATTTTTTTATTGATTGTCTAGTACGTTTTTGAGCGAAGGGAATTGCTCAGTGATGATATTCCAACATTGTGTAGCGATTTCACGGTGTTCTTTCTGGGTACCGTTACCCATGCGTAGTTCGCAATAGTGAATCCATGACCGAAGTGAACCTGACATATACATGCGTGACATAGTGAGACCTTCAGGAAGAACAGAACGAGCCACTTCTTTTGCGATACCATTTTCGATTGCCCAACGATAACTATCATAGGCAAGAAGAGCAACATGCTCTTGCTTAAAATTCCACTTATCTTGTAATTCTGGATCATTAGTCTCAATACTATTTTGTCGATTCTTAGTATCCTGCAATCTTGCTTCTCTTTGCTCAGAGAATTGTTGAATTTCAGCATAACGCTGGCTGAACTCTTGAAACGAGAACGAGCGATGGCGAAGGATCTGCCGTGCAATGTCGCGCGTGGTATTGATTTCCATAACGATATGCACCATCTCAAACGGTGACCAGTGCTTGTTCTTCACAAGATACTTGAGCAGCTTTTCGGCTGTTTCAGTATTGTTTTGATTTGAAGGATTACTAACTCTTGCACAGTAAGCAATAAAACTTTCTGGACTAAGCAGCATGAAAGTGCCAGGTTCAGCATCTTCAACAGGGATACGGATTTGCGGATTTGTAATTCCAACTAACTTCACAATGCTCATATTATACTTCCTGATATGTCTTGATAAAGATTTCGTCTTTGCATGGGTAGAACTCGCCGTTCACACCCTTAATGATCCAATCACCTTGTCTAGCTTCCATACGACCTTCTAATGTGTCAATCCAGAATGTGGGTGGATTTGTTTGATAGCCGACTGCAGGACTGTTTATCCACTCTTCAATGTCCAGTACAGACGTTGCATCTGTTAGTTGCATTGCTTCTATAGTCACAGGGCGCTTACGAAAATGTCTCACACCTTTCGCCATCTTTCAAACTCCAACTTTGCTCTTAAACCTTCAAACGTGTTAGTATCTATAATACTCTGGATTTCACTAGGTGTCGTTCCCGTCAAGATATAGTCGTTAATGTCTTTTGCTGCTATATCTTGAGGCCAAATAAAAATATTTTTATTGTGACTAATTGTCTTCACCATCTGCTTTACAATAGAAGCATTGCGTGGTTCATTGTCGTGAATGAACACATAGTCATGATTACCGAGCAAAAGAGTAATATTATATAGTGATGCGTCCATAGTCGCAAGAGAGTTCTGAAGAAACAGACTATCAATTGGACCTTCTACAACATAGATACGTTTGGACAAATCTACACGATCAAGACCAAATACTTTTCTGTTATCATCACTCAGCTTGATTGTGATGTATTTGACTTTACTATCACCCAACGCACGACCTTGAAATCCAAGCAAGTTCTTCTCTTCATCATAGAATGGAAAAACAATGCGTGGTTCATCATATAATGTCTTCTCATAGTCAGGAATAGTTTCCATGACATAACTCTTGAAGTTAGATGCATAGTATATATCATCGAGCCTATCATGTGGAATCTTGCGCTTCAGCAGATACTGCTTTGCTGCATGATCTTCTGGTAGTGAATTGATTGTAGGAAGATCAATACGCTTCTTGAATACTGGCTTGACCATAGCTTGCGAAAAGTCAGGCTTTGCTACATTACCAGATGACTCATTCTTGTAGCGTTCCATTTGATACTCACGATACAGTGAGTTATCTATAAGCTTGAGGAAATTACCAAGAGATAGACCTGTTCCACAATTGTGACAAGTATAAAAAAGATCAGACTTGCGACGATAGAAATATCCTCGCGCCTTGATCTTGTTCTTATGGGAATCACCACATACAGGACACCTAAAGTTCCACAAGTATTCAGATTTCTGCTTGAAGCGTTCTAGCTTGGGAGAGACTAGAGAAACGAACTTTTTATCGATGTATAAAGACATAATGCCGCCTATTTGTAAATCTAGGTGGCATTATAACAGATGATTCTGAAAAGTCAATTACTTTATGATTTTAGAGAGTATGTCTGTCTGACCAGCAATCCATGCAAGAACAACTATAACAACACCAAGTCCATACTTCCACATTTCAATCTTACCAAGCCTATCACCAATACCTTCTTTGTCTTTGCTCAACTCGGTTCTTAGTTTCTGTATCTCCTGTAGAATTGTTTTCTCGGTGTCTTCAATCTTATCTGTCAGTTCTTTGTTTACCGTATTGATGCGATTGTACACATCCTTTATGTTATTGTTATGTTCTTGTCTACGCATTTCTAGTAATTCCTGCACTTCTCTGGTTATCTTTTCTTGAGTTTCAAGTCTCTGCTCTTGCAAAGATACCATTTTAGAAAGACTAGATGCGATCTCTTGCATCTTGTCAATCGTCGTGTCGAATTTTTCCAACAATGCCGCCATTGTTGTAATGTCTTTTTTGAGTAGTTCTATCTCAATTCGATTATCTTGTTCTATAGCCACGACGATTGACCCTTTTGCTTATTTATTTCTTCTTTGTTGTTTGTGTTGGAGTAACAGATACTGTGATCTGTGGCTGCGATGACATTTGCTGTTTTTCCATAACTCTAGAACCAAACCAGAAAGCAATGATCGTAGAGAATAATGCCATTGTTTCAACATCCCATACAGCTTTCAACATTTCAGGCACAGACTGACCTGTCTTCAACATTACATATGCTGCTGCAATCTTTACTGCACAGAATAACAAAAAGAAAGTATATGTTATAACAGGGCGGATAGAAGCGCGTAGTGCGTTAATAAACCATCCACCATCAATAGACTTATCATGATCAAGAGCAGATTGTCGAAGTTGACTATCAGTCTTAACCATTTCAATGTTATAAGTGAGATCGGCTTGTCGTTCAGCCGCATCCAACTTGATCTTTGTAAGTTCAATCTCATACTTAATCTCCTGCTTACGCTCAAATATTCTCACAACAGAGGGTAGTAAACTACCCAAAATACCAAAGAGTGGTGATAGTAGTGCTAACATGATCAGTCTCCGTTCTTGTCTCTATTTATTGGAATGTAATGCCTATTGGAATATGCGTTGATGTCATCAGAATATCCACCAGCTTGTTTTGCTAAACGAGTATACAGTCTATTTCTACCACCAGATCCAGGCTTATCAGAATCTTTTTCACCCGTAAAAGTATACATTTTCAAATGAGGATGCTTTTTAGCATGATCTTGCATAATTCTTTTGACTGTAGAGATATGTCTGATAGTTCCTCTACCTGTCGCCAAAATATCACCATGTTCATCAGTAAAATCTACAGATGCTTTGCCTTTACCAGAATTTCCTGCATGATGTGTGATATACACATGAGTTGGTATACCTTTATGATCTTTGAAACCATAATGATGTTCCATTTCCCCTGAACTGAGTTCAAAAGAACCTAGTTCATCATACTCATATGGCTTGTCTAATGCTTCTTTTATATACTGCTTGAATGTTTTCATTTTAATTTTTAACTTATAACCTACAGGCATCATACTTAATCTCCTGCTTACGCTCAAATATTTTCACAACGGAAGGTAATAGACTTCCTAAAATACCAAATAGCGGTGATAACAATGCTAACACGGTTTACCTCTTATTTTTTGTTATCAGAACTTAAATGTTTATTTGCCGTAGGTATTGTGCTTCCTAAAGCAGAAGAAATCAAATCACTATCACTATGGGTTTCTCTTCCACCTCTAAAATATTTTTTACTCAATTCTTTTTTAGCCATAGATATTAATCTATCATTTGTTTTTTCAATTGAAATTTTGTCTCTATCACCAAGAGGCGAACTTAGTTTGTTTTTTAAAGGATTAGGATTTTTTCCTTTTTTTAATGATTTCCACCAAGATTTGGCATCTGAAACTTGTGTGTTTTCAGGATCAAATCTATCGTTTTTATTTTCTTTGCTTCTTGTGTCCAAATCCCTCTGTCTCATTTCTTCTGTGTCTGGATCATACTTTCCTCTATTAAGTTTTACAGAACCCACATGACCGAACTCATGTCTTGTTGTTGGTTTAGATTTAATTTCAACTTTTATGCGTTTTTCTCCAGGCAAATAAGAACCTGATTTAGCAGGATCATTTTCTATATCTATCGCAGGAACACCAGTTTTCTTATCTTTTAACGTGTCGTATCCATATGCTGCCAAAGCATTCCAATTTTTTGTTCCCTTGGATATAAATCTTCTGTCCAATTCTTCTTTTTTTCTTGCGGCATAATCGGTAAGTTTTTCTTTAGGCGAAGAAGAATGAGTTGGGTTGTTAAGAGACCAAGGATCAGTTGGTAAAGCATTATCTTGTTTCGGTTCTTTTTGACGATAATTATAAGTTTGTTCCGCATCCTTTTTATGTTTTTCCAACCAACTATATTCTTTTTTAGTCGGTTCTTTTTTACTTGCCAAAGAACCTACAGGAACTTTATTTCTCTTTACTCCTGAGTATAGAGGTATATCAGTCACTTTATTTGCTTTTTCATCATAGCCTAAAGTTGCCAATGTTTTTTTGGTTTGTTCATTAGCCGTTTCTTTAATAAACTGTTTGAACGTTTTCATTTTAATTTTAACTTGTAACCAATTGGCATCTTATTTGGATTAAGACCAGGATTAAGCTTCAATATTTCTTTTACTCTCTTAGGATCTCCGCCAGCTATGTTCCAAATCTTATGTTTATCTTTTATAGTAATTACATCCTGTTCACGCGCTTTTGGAATAGGAACCTTCGGCTCTACAGCTTGCTTCTTGCCTTTAGATGTAAAATTCAAGTCCATTGATTTAGGTTCTGGAATAGAAACTGCTTGTTTAGTATTATCTAAAGGTCTCAATTTTGGTTTAGGTGGAGGAACAGCAGGTTCTTGTGTGGGCCTTAGTTTTGGCTTTGGTACAACTTTATCGACTGCTGTTATAGGAACGGCAGGTCGTGTTTTCAATGGATCTGAATAATTTATCTTATAAGGACCTGAACCAGGTGTAGGTGGCTCATCACCTGCTTCTGCTGCTGCAAGTCTATCTTTAACAGATGTTGGATATCCTGCGGGTGGTGAACGATAATCTTTGCGAAGACCTAACTCACGCTTTGCATTTGGTTTATTAGAGATGCTTGATGGATCAATAGATTGGCCGTTGCCAAGATCATATCGCGATCCTGTGTAGTCTACCTTATCGCTTGGTGTAATTTTACTTGTTCCATCAGAGGCACGCATAGTACGAACATTTATTTGATTAAGGTCTTTATTTACCCTTTCGAAACCAGCTTCAAGTTTCTTTTGAATATCTGCTCTTCTTTGCTGAACTTGATCTTGTTCTAATATAAACTGTTTAAATGTTTTCATTTGTTTCTCGTTGGTGTTTGAGTTGTCTTTGTCTTCTCTTCTATCGTTTCTATTCCGCCTTCAAGAATGCGAGTGATCTTTTCTTTACCTCTTGTCCAAGCAGCAACACCAATGATTGCTGCCATTGCAAGATGATAGAAACCACCCTCTTTCAATGTGATAGGATCCCATTGCTGTTGTGCAAAATACATATATGCTGCTGGAAAAATAATGAAGTCAAACACACAGACAGTAAAATACTGCCATGCGATTGCTGGTCTCCAGTATTGTTTGATCCAGCTTTCCATTATCTTAGTCTCGCAAACTGCCAGTGCATACCATCACAGCGGCGTTCATCTAGTGTATTACCGTTGCCGTTCCAATCACCACCCCATATTGCACCAGTCTTGGACCAAGCATCAAGCACTTCTGGAAACTGTGCAAAACGAGGTGTTCTATCACCAAGAAAATTGTTAGGAGCATCAAGATCAATTGCACAACCCCATGAGTGCATAGACAGTCTGTTACCACCACGCATCAGTCGATAGTTATAGCAACCGCCAAAAATGGATACACCCCAATGATCTAGTGTAGACTGCTTACCATTTGCAGCTTTGAGTAGATTGTTGAATGCTTCCTGAAAACCTTCAAGACAGTTCTTGTTGACTTTGAATCTTGATACAGGTTTGCCTGCATATGTGATACGAAATGGTGGTGTGAAAGATACAAGATATGCTGCTTCCCACTTTGCTGATGGTTTGGTTATATTCTTGCCGCGAGGATTTCCATAGAAGGAATCACATTCGCGTTGTAATGGCCAATTTGTCATGTCATTATCCTTATTGTTTTCCATAACGAGCAAATGTCATTGCACCTGTTCGTTCGTCTTGTAAAATAATTGGTTTGTTCTTTGTCTTTGGATGATTGGCATACTCACGAATGTCATGATAATAATCATCGCCGTCTAGATACTTGCGCCAGTGACTACCTTTGCGTTTCTCTTCTTTGATCTTATGAAATCTGTCTGATGATACCTCAAAAGTATCCCATTTACCAAATGTTCCTCTCTTTGCTCTTTTTACCATTGGCATCATCTGTGCAGGTCTTCCTGGTTCACCTTGAGGACCAACACCAAGACCTGCAATTTGACCTGAACCAGCAGTCATATCTTCTTTAATGTTTTTCTTATTGAACATGAATACTCTAGTGTGACCTTTGCCCATTCCATGTGAAAGAGAAACACCATCATATCCAGCATTAGTAATTCTGTCTCTATGTGACTGATACAATTCTGCATCACCATCATAATCACCTTTGTGAGCACCCAAGATACCGAAGAGTCCTATCTTTTCACTAGGAAGATTTTTTGGATTAAAGTGCTTCGTACCATGAAAGGGATGCCAGACTTTTGCATTATCATCATTATCCATATCAAGAATTTTTGAATCTTCAGGAATTTTATGTGATGAAACATTACCATAACCGGAAGCAAAATCTTTATCTGTCGTTAGATATGTTCCAAGTGGATTATTGCTACTTTCGGATTTGTTACCTCTATATAATGTCTTACCTCTAACATCAACTTCTTCTTCAAGACCAACTGCTTTCTTAGCCAGTCCTAGATAGTATGGAACTTTTGCTGCTTTCTCACCTGCACCTATTGCAGAACCTATTGTTCTACCTATAACAGGAATTTCAGGTGCAACAGCCATTGCTGCATATCCTGCAATATCACCTGCTGCCGCTGCCTGAGGATTCTTGATATCATCTCTTGCAAGCTTTTCTTTTTCTTGATCAAGTTCTTTTTTGAATGTTGTGCCTTTACCGTATCCTAATGCACTTGCAGTGTTCTTAGCTGCATATTGAGCCGCGGCGCTTGCATACTTTGCTCCACCAAATGTTGCAGTATCGGCCGCATTTCTTCCAAAAGCATAAACTGAATCGGCAGAAGGAAGATAATCCATTAGACCTTCATTAATTGGACCATTAACAAGCCAAGCATCACATGTTCTTTCAGCGGCACACTTGAACTTGAACGTTTCACAAAATCCAAGATCAGCTTTCTCAGCAACAACATTACCGACTGGACCTAGACCATCAGCTATGCGCTTCATTATTTCTTTCGATTGATTGAATGCTGCACAATTTCCGCAGCGAGACTTCTTTGCTTCTTCTATAGTTGTCTTGAAGACTTTCGCTTTTTGTTTCCAGAAATCATCGCTCGGTTCTTTTGGATTCAATGGTCCATAACCATACTCATCAAATGCATGATTTCTGTTTTCTAGATTGACATGCACATCTTCTATAGCGGCATAGTGATCTTTTTGCGTATGTAAACTCATCTTTTCTCTTGACTACCTCTTGACACTACACTATCATGGCTATGTCCACCATGAAATGAATACCTTTATTATAATTCCTGTAACCTTTTACCTACTATGATATCAACTCCGATATCTGATGAATTCATGTACTTTCCTTTAATTCCATTGATATGCTGAGGCATAAAGTTCAGAAACAAAAGAAATGTCTTCAGTATGTGATAATCCTTATCGTCTATCTTGTAAAACAACATCCTTACAGTAGGTTCAACACCAAATACATTAGTAAGCACGATGATATGATTTAATATCAATCTCTCTTTCAACTCACCAGTAATCTTGTATCTTTTTATAAGTCTTTTAACATACTTTAGTCTTTTGAAGTCTTCTTCGAATTCACTCATAATGCAATTTGGTTTATCATAGGACTTCATCGCATATAGCATAAAGTTGTCATCATTTAAATTTTCAATCATCTTTTATCTTGGATTGAATCCTCTTCATCATCTTGACTTTGAGCTTTGCTTTGTCAAACTTTTTATCGTCTATGTACTCGACTGCTTTTTTAGCGGCAGCACTATGCATCTTGACATATTTCCAATTGCGATCATAATCACTCTTGAAATCTTTAGCTTCTTTTATATGATTATTTGACTTATATGACTCATATGAATCTGAAGCATCTTGCTCTTCATCATAGTAATCATCATCACCATTTTCCATTTCATTTTGAATGTCACTCATGATTTCATCAAGTTCTTCTTGATTGACTATCTCACAGAAGATATCAAAACCACCTCTGTCGTTCATTGAGTATTCAAAGTAGATGAAATATGGTGATCCTGTCTTTGTGACAACATCACCATTATTTCTCATACCTACTCTTTCACCAAACTGATTGATTTCGAAGACTTCATGTCCTGAATCTCCAGCAAGAAAATTGGTTGCAGGAAGACCGATATGAAATGGTGCAAGAACTTTACGTACCATTTCTAGAGCATGATAAGGTGTTGCATATGGTCTAGCAGTAATAGCTGTCAAATGAATATTGATGTTGTCTCTGACAGGACCATTATCAACACCTACAAAACCTTTCTCAGTTTGAGCATAAGGCATCATTTCTTCATTTAGTATTCTTCGAAATCTTAACATGTCATTATGCCTTTATATTAGGTGCCTGGGAAGTACTTATCGTCAGCGGTGTTATCTTCTGTCATTGAACCCATTGAAACGAGAGTTTCATAGTTTACACGACCTGCGCGGCCGCCAAGTGTTACAGCAAATGTGGCAGAAGAAATATTTGCGCCGCCGGCAATAACAGTTGGAGCAACATTGAAACCAGCACCTGGATTTACGATAACAAGTGATGAAATTGTATTCCATTCAGCATTTGCTGAATATGACTCTAAAGTATTCTGTGAGTTAGCAATTGTATAACGCACATTTACTGTACCATCGCCGCCGCCAGAAACAGTCAAGAAACCATTGGCATTGTAACCTGATCCACCGTTTGTGATAGCGATAGACTGAATTGGACCTGTACCAATTTTCTGTGATACCCATCCTGCGTGAGCAACTTTCTTACCATCAACGAGAGTGTTTGCAGCTTCTGTTGCAGAAACGCCCCATACAGCACCATAGTACTTTGAGGTATTTGCTTTGCTACCGTTGATAGTTGAGTTTGATATTAAGTAAGTAGTGTTTGCATACACAGGCTTGTTATTGCCTGTTGCATAGTCTTTATTTCCCCAAAGCATTGGTTACTTCTCCTTATTTTCTTTTGTAATATTTATTTCTTTTTTGACAGAATTCTTATCTTTTGGAGACACATCAATAACATCAGAAGATTTTCCTGTATCTGTCTTACCTACAGGCATAGTCTCTTCATCATAACGTCCTCTCATTCTTTGTTGACCAGAAGGTTTTCTTTTGCTGAGTATCATCTTGTTTTTTTCTTTTGATTCTTCTTCAACAACAGAACTGCTAAGTCTGTAACGATCTAGAACATCACCACCAGAAAGAGGAAGGCTATCACGACCATGAATACCAGCACGACGATTAGGTAGTTTTGATGCTATCAATCCATGTGTTCTTCTTGCTCTAGCTTGAAGTTCATTCAAGACTTGCTCTTTTACATGATAAAATTGGTTTGGACTTTGAGGATCTTCACCATGAGTGCCTTTACGATGAGCAGGATCAAATGATCCTGGTTTGCCAATGAGTTCGTCAAGCTTCTGCCTACGAATTTCTTTGATCATTTCGGCAAGTTGCTTTCTGTTCATGTGTATTACTTCTTCTCTCTACGAGCTTGAAGAACAGCAGCAATAGCGGCCTGGCGCCGTCCTTCTGGACTTCTACCTGCTAGTTGCTTGCTCCTAGACGCACGAAAGTCTCTGATTGCATCACCGATATCGGTCTTGCCGGTAATCTCTTCATCCATACCAGTTACGGCTTTCTTTCCAAACTGATCAGCAAGTTTATTATACATCCATCTTTCAACAGTTGAATGTGTTTCTTTAGAAGCTTTTTTAGCACGTTTTCTTTTATCAGCTTCTTCTGGATCATAGTCTTCTTTCATTGTGCTTGGTGAAACTGAAGAAGAGTTTTTACCAGTTCTTGTTACAACTGAATTACCCTGCTTTGCAATATTTTCGGCTCTAGCCATGCCTGGAGCAAGATTATTTCCTTTACCTTCACGATTTACAGTTGGTTCTACTGGAGTGACAACATCATGTCCAGCATCTTTTTCTGCAAAAGGATCAGTTTTTACCTCTTCTAACTTACCAGCAGCGGCAAGCTTCTTGTGATGACCAGCACGAGCAAGTTCTAAATCTCTACCTGTAAATTCTGGTTTACCATCAAGATTAGCAAATTGCTTCTTTGTCATCTCAACTTTTTCGCCAAGAAGAGCAGCGGTAATGTTCTGCTCAAGAATAGCAGTGTACTTTTCATGAAGCTCATGAGGTAGGTTATTGATAGACTGAATACCAAGTTCTTCGTTTAAGTTCTTGGTAACTGTGCGACGAATCTCATTTTCAAGCATGATCTTCTGTACTGATTCGATCAACGGATCTTTCTTGTTAAGCATTGTTGTTATTCCTTTTTGGTTTATCTATATTTATTGAATTCTATTCTTCGCAATTCCATCTACGGAGTGCTTTGTTGATATCTGAATCTGGATCTCTGGCTGTCTCAGCAGAAGTCAAACGCTTCTTCATGCCTCTCATACGGCGACAGAATGACAATCTGCGCTTTTTTCTTTTACCTGTTGGTTTCTTTTCAGTTACAGCAGTCTGTAACTTAGAACCAGGATTTTCACGACGATATGCATCAACAGCAGCTTGACTTAGACCGTCTGTCTTGTCTCTACGGTTCACTTTCTGCCAATCTTCATCAACTTCCATATGAGGTCTGTACATGCCAATACCAATAGGTTTCATATCCATGATACCTTTATCAAACGACTCTCTAAGTTTTTTAATAGATTTTGTTCCAGAATGTTCACAACCACATCCTGCTTCTTGAAGTCTTTCACATGCTTCTAGTAGCTTGGTTAGTGCTTCTTCACCATATTTTTCAAAAAACTTTCTTTGTGTATTTTCGTTAAGTGCCCACTTACGAATTGAAGGTGCAGCTTCAGCCAATGTGCTACCAATCTGAGAGAACCCAGTAACAAGCGCAGGTGATGCTCTCAGCGAGAAGGTAGCACCAAGACCATCATTCATAGATGCTAAGTCCCATGCACCTTTTGGTAGACCAGCGTCTTCTTGAGCCAGCTTCTTTCTCTTTCTTGCATCAGGCGCCTCTGTTCCTGGTTCTTGACCAGGTGTCATTGTCTTATAGATCATTGCTAGTGAGTTTGATCCAATTTCTCTATTAGAAGGAATTTTGATATAATCTTCAAAGCTTTCATTTACTGACTTCCAACCGCCACCTTTTGATTTGTACCATTTTGATGCCCAACCATTAGCATATGCAGATGGATATACATCAAACTTTGACTTTGCTAATGACTTCGCTTTAGACCATAATGATGGATTTGTAGGTACATTTTTTTCTTCTAGATAACTCATTGTTTGTTCCTTAGTTAATTTGCCCTTACCAAAATTAGAAACATTGATAGGAGCACCTTTTCTATCTGCATCAGGATCATGTTTTCTTTTAGCTCTAACAGCCGCAGCTCTTTCTTTTTTAGATAACTGCGATCTCTTTTTCTTTGACATGCACTTTGGTTTTGGTTCACCAGGTTCTCTTGCACAAGGACCAATTGCTTCACCTTCACTATTGATTCTTTTCCAATCACCTTCTGGATGTTTTTTGCTAAACCATTTACGCAAATCTTCATTAACAGCATTACGTTGAAACTTGCCATTATTTTGTGTGAAAATTTCTCTTTTACCACCGATGTTTCTGCCAAACTGATTGTTTCCATAGTAGGATAGACCATAGCGTCTTGCTTGCATCATTTGTTCTGCTGGTGGTCTCAGATATGCTTTTGGTGATTCGACTGATCTGTCTGCTTGTGGACTCAATAATGTCTTTGGTGGTACAAACTTTGTGATACCTCTTTTCTGTGTTTCACTCCTTATCCACTGCTGACCTTCAGGAGTCTTTACTGGACCTTGAGCAAATTGAGATACCATATTTCTTACACGATCAAAATGACCGTCAAGTTTTTCTCTTTCTTCTGGCGTTGCTTTATTGTAGTCTGCCGTATTGTCAATCGTTGTGAATTTGTCATCACCAAAAAGCTTTCTAAAAGTTTCTTTGTTCTCTTGAGCAGCACTCCACTTCCATTGACGAATATCTTTTGAACCATCTGGTACACCATTCTTGTCTGTGCCATCAGGAACTTTTCTCTCACCCTTTTTACCTCTAGCTCTATTTCTCAGTTTTGAAACTTCATTTGATGTGTCTACAAAAACCATCATTGTTTCGTAACCAAGACCTTCAAGTCTGTCTTTGATTGATTGTATATGATCTACGCTTTCTGCTGTACCATTGATGATATGACCTTGACGACCAGCAAGTGTAGATCGTTCAGTTGCTTTTCTGATCTCTCTGGCTCTACCTAAAAGCTTTTCTCTTTCAACCTTTTCAGATTCAGGCATCTCAAAATCAAGACCGCCTTTTCTCATCAAGTGTTCTAGTGCTTTATCGGAATTAATTTCTCTTAGACCATGACCTGTTAGTGATCTTTTCATTACAAAGTCTTTACCTGAACCTGGTCCACCTGCGAGAAATACAGCTTTCAATTTTGCAGGGTCATTGACGCCTTCAGCAAGCTGTTTGTTCTTGTATTCTTCTTCCTCTTCATCATCCATCCAATCACGAAGTTCACCTTGCCACAAATTGGAAGTGTGGTTAGACTTCATTTTCTCGGTATCAGCAATATTTTGAATCAAATACTTTGAAGTCACTGTTGGTGAAGAATCGCCTGTCACATATCCCATACCTCTGATTTCACCACCAGATGCATGATTGGCAGCGTGATCTTCTATTACATAGCTCTTACTGAACATAGATGGATTGGCTCTAGCAAACCAGCGCATGATTTTACCAGCTTCTGCATTTGCTTCGTTTTCGATATCTGAACCAGTCTCACCCTCTTTGGCTATGTCTTTTCCTATACGGCCATCTTCATTCTGTTTGTGATGCACAAGTTCATGAGCGACCGAACGGAATATGTCCATTGGATGTCTGTTCATTGTGCAGATAGAGAGTTCATTTGTGGCAGGACTATATGCAGCAAACGAGTTGTAATCGTCGCTTTCATCTTTGTATCTGATGTTTGGAAGGGATTTTAGACCTAGTTTGTCTGAAGCAAAAGAAACAAAAGAATCCAGCATGGGTGCCAGTTCTTTTCTTGTAACTTCTTCATCTAGAAGAGTTTTTTGACGGCCAGACTGTCTGACCTGTTCATATATCGACCTTAAATTTTTCATTTTCCCTCTATAGGAATATACAATTCTTATAGGGTATTTAGTATTTTACTGTTCTGATTCCATAGCTTTGTGCCAGTATCTATCCACTATTCTCTTACACTCGGCATCATCATAGCTTTCAGGTACTTTTAGACCTTTCAGCTTTAGCCAAATGACATTTGCTATTTCACGATAAAAAGTCATTTATATTGTCTTTCTCTAGCTGCTCTTTTAACTACTCTCTTGATGCTTTCCATTATAGGTCTGGATTCAGCACCATTATAGTACTTTGACACTCTCATGAGTTCCAATATTGGTAGATTGACAACAATAGCAGATGTTTCAGCATTCTTGTCTTTGTTATAGTCTGCCAACCAACGATGATGTCCATCAAGAATGTACCCATCATTTGATACGATGATAGGTTTTACTGATGCTCTGTTGTTTATCATCTCTGCTACCTTGTCTTTATCAAATTCCATCTGTGTGGACTTCAATTCTTTTGTTGGTAGTTTCTGCTTCACATGATTGATGTTCTTATCAGAAAGATATTTGAGATAATCATCTATCTTATGACTATCTATCTGAGGCATTAGATTTCTACTGAATGTCATACCAATCTTAGGTACTTCAATTTGCTCTTTGGTATATTTCATTTATCTATGATCTTCTTGGCTTGAATGAACAGATTTTGCAAATCAAATATCTTTTTGATATCGTCTTTGTTTGACTTATAGAACGTCATGACGATCTTCTTTTCAATTTCTCTCTTGCGTCTCGTATCGCTTCTTTTTGATGATATGATCGACTTGTTCATCATGCTTTCTACATGTGATATGAGTCCTGCAACAGAACTCTTGGTATTCTGTGTCACTCCATGTGATCTTTTCCAATCTCTGATATGATTTCTATATGTCTGGTTTGTAGAGATCATGTTCAATGTTCTTGATGATATAGTCTTGAAAAGTGTGTTCGCTTGTGATGTAATTTCAGTCAGTCTTTTTCTGTCTTCATTACTCACTTTAGATATGAAACCATCAGAGTGATTAGTAGCACTATCAATATGAGACTGTAGAATGGATAAGGCCCTTCTTGTTCCTGCCAATCCGCCATTGATTACCTCGTCTTCGATGTTCTCTATTTTTATCTTTCTTTCTGACATCACACACGAAATCCTATTTTCTGTCTTGCTCTTTTTACAGAGTTGCTAGTAGACAAGACAACTCTGCTTAACACTTTTCTCTTTTCTCTTCTATCTTCTGCATTCTCAACAAGCTTCCATTCCATATCGCCTGTCAGAGACAATCTAAATCGTACATAATAGACCTTAGTCTTGATTGCATCGGCAAATATATCTGTGAAATTCAAAGCTTCTGCCGATAATCTTACTAGTGTTTCTTCACACCTCTGTCTGACTTCTTCTGAGTATTCAGCGTTTTTCAACCATGAAAAATAAGAATCATATCCATTATCTCTGAGCCACATTGCAGCTTCAATTGGTCCTTGATTCATAGATGCTCGTTGAATGATCTTTAGAACTTTATACTGCGGCGTTCTACTCCATTTTCTGAAATAGAAGTTTTGATCCGTCATACCATCTTTTTCTATCGCATTAATTAGATCGTCTGGTTTTTCTATATTTGTGATTGTGCCAGACTGGGTTGATATCTTGTATTCAGAACTTGCATCAGTGATCTTATAATCAACTAATGCTTCATCTGAAGTGCCTGCAACTCTTACTGTAGCAGAACTTGCATCAATAGGTAAAAGACCTCTGTTTATAACGGCTAATGGTCCAAGAACTTCTGAAAAGTCATTATTGATAGACGATATTGGTAGTGTTTGTCCTACGTATTTGAGAGTATTCTTCACTTTTGCTTTTGTTTCTTGTGAGGGATTTACAGCTTCTTCAGCAAGCACAAGCAATACTTCTTTTTGCATATCACTTAGTTTGTTTGTTGTGTTTATTGCTGTGACAACAGAATTATAGTAAGATCCAAATGGTATATTTTTATCAACTATCTTGGTTATGTTTGAACCAAAGAAGTTAGATTTCAAGCTTATACCACCACCGGCGCGATCTGGTTTAAGCATGACTTTTGTACCACCAACAGCGACATATCCTGTTGTTTTGTCTTGTATGTATTGCGCGCCGTAAGACTTTAGATTTTCAGCAAGTTCAATAAGTATCTGTCTCTTATCTGAACGTGACTTTGTTGAACCATAAAGAATTATTGAACTAGAACTGACAATATCGTAGCCAACAACACCAATCGCCTTGATGTTGGCTCGAAACTTCTGGTCAGTCATTTTTGGTATGAGTTGATTTATACTTAGTGCCATTCAAGTATTTATCTCCTCTTCTTCAGCACCCCATTTACCTATTGGACAAGAAGAAGAATGAAATTTGACTTTGGCGTGCATGAAACAGCCGCATTTCTTACATTGTACTAGTTTTTGATTCAAATGTTCACACTCTTTACAGATAGACAGTCTTCTTTCAGACATCTCATTTTTTGCTTTTAATAAGTCTAGTATATTCATTATGTTCTCACTTACAAAAAAGGGCACCCTTTCGAGTGCCCTAGTATTTGTATTTATGTATAATTAAGACTTCTTGCCAAGGGTCGCTTTGATCATCCAGTTCAACTTTTCATGTGCTGTTATGCGATCCTGTAAATAATTGGATAGACCAAATTGTTTTTGTGTCTCAGCCATTTCATATGCTTCAACGACAACTCTATGTAGATTTTCGTTACATGTGAGTAAGTTACTCAGCATCTTCTCTGCTGTAGGTATCTTCTCATCTTCCATGATAACTGAAAGTTCTTTCATTCGCGCTAGTGTGGCTGGAGCAAATGCATCAAGTTGACGAATGTGTTCAGCCAAAGGGTCAACAGCACCTTCATAATCTTCATAGATGGTCGCAAAAAAATCATGCAACTGTGGAAAATCAGAACCTATGACATTCCAGTGATAGCTTTGTGCTTTAAGCTTCGCAGCGAAAGTTGATGCTAAAACAACTTTCATCTTCTCTATAAGTTCTTCCATGTTATTCTCCTGTGGCATTATACCACTATTTAGCTGGCGGAAAGAGTGGGATTCGAACCCACGGTACTGGTTAGAGTACGCCTCGTTAGCAGTGAGGTGCCTTCGACCACTCGGCCATCTTTCCTATATTATTCTGTAATCTCTATATATGTATTATACTTGCCGTACTCGTTTACAATGCGATACAACCAACGAGCATTCTGAGGACTAAGACGAATACATCCATGTGATGCGGGTTGACCAAGCTTATTTATTTCTGTTGTCGCATGAATTGCATAACCACCATGAAAGAAGATAGAATGAGGCATCGGCGCATTATTATATTTGGATGAATAGTGCATCTTCTTTACAAGATAAGGCTGAAACACACCAGTCGGAGTACGATATCCCTTACGACCGGTAGAAACGTCCCACTCAAAATAGTCAGTAGGTGTTTCTACATACATCTTCTGATCGGACTTGTCAATCCGAATGATCACTTGATGCTCACCAAGCGGCTCAACACCAGCCTTAGCACCAGTAACAAGCATAAAGATTGCAGCAGCCATCACTACCAACATAACAAAAAACTTAGTCATAATTTTATCCTACCTTTACTTGTGGAATATGTTGAATTGCATCCTTGTATCTGTCAGCACAGTAAGATGCTGCCCAAGCATTTGGCTTCACTAGCGGTACCACATTACACATACCACGAATGTAACCAACAGCTTCATTTATAACACAAGATGAGCCGTGTTTCAAGTCAGGATTGATGTCCAGATGAATTTCAAAGTCACGTTCACCGATAGCTTCTTCCAGATCAAGATACAATTGCGCCGTTTTCATCACTTCATTCATCAGACGCATACGTGGCTTGTCCTTCTGCTGATCATAGTCACGCTCACGCATAACGGAACCAAACACACGACAGCCGTTCTTGCCGTTCTTATGAACAACGACAACGTTGATGTAGTCAGCCATCCAAACGCCATTCAACTGAAAGCGTTCTGAGTCGCCACCTAGATATACTTTTGTTTCCTTAGATTGTGCTTGAATGAATGCACGAACTTCGTCTAAATCCATATTCTTTCTAATCATTTATTTTCACAACTGGGATACCAGCTGACTCCGCTAGGTTAATCATCATTTGAGTGCCTTTACCACCTGGAAAAGCTATCACTAAATCTGGTTTACCTTCATTCAACATTTGTACATTGCGAATGTATCCTGCTCGTTTGCCATATTTATTCCAATCAGCAGGATAATTCTTGAACTCAATACCATTGTCAACTGCCCAGATTTTGGCCAGATCGTCTGCTCCTCTAGCAGAACCTTGAATGATGATATTGTCTTTTGAAGCATAAGGCTGGAGTGCCTTATTAAGGAGGGCTCTGTTATTGAAGTCACGGCCGCCGCATACTAGAATACGCATTGTTAAGTTCCTATAATGGTGCCTCTATCCAGAATCGAACTGGAGCCAATCCCCTACCAAAGGATTGTTCTACCACTATACTATAGAGGCAGTGATTGGTGCGGGTAGAGAGACTTGAACCCCCACGCCTAAGCACTAGTTCCTAAGACTAGCGTGTCTGCCATTTCACCATATCCGCATTAATGGTAGCCGCTGAGAGAATCGAACTCCCTACACCCTCGGTGTAAACGAGGTGTTCTACCAGTGAACTAAGCGGCTTTGATTTCGTCCATGATGTTTAGAAGGGCTTGAAAACAGTTTCTAGCTTCCGCAATCACATCTTCGCGCTCTCTAAACTTTGTTAATTCTACTATCGCTGCTTTTCTATCTGACCATTCAAGATGACTGGTAGGATAGCCAACAAGTCTTCTACGCATTACTTCACCGCCCATCAAATGGGCACCTGTCAATACATAAGCTGAGCCAACCATATCTTTTTCCGTATTCAGTCTATTTACATAATCGTTAGCTGTGCGGATTATATTAACAGGACAGTTTGTATCTGTTAAGTCTTTTTGAACTTGTTCCGATCTGCGAATGATTTCTGGAATGTGCTGATCTACAGTCCAGTGAATTGTGTACAAAGCAGAAAGCCAGTCTGCATACCATTGCATTGGTGGTTTTCCAGATGCCATAGCAGCACCTACTGGATGTTCTTCACAAGCATGATGCAAGTCTCTTGTGCCTTCCCATAATGGTCCTGGCATATTAACTCCTATAAAAATGGAGGCCCGTTAGCTTGTCATGCAGCCTACTGGTTTGGAACCAGCATCTGAACGACTTACCCCTCTAAAAGACTTCTATACCGCTACGGGCCAAGAGCGGTTTCTAAATTACATACCAGACATTAATGATGTGATAGAATCAGAAATCCAGAGCCACCATGCTGCAAGTGCTGCTACGATAGCTGCTCCACCTTTCTTCATATCCCAGCCGTTCTGCCACATTGTCCATAGAACCCAAAGCACGGCTGCAATCAAAACTAAAACTACGATTGTGTTTAGCATTTGTATTACCTCATTTAGACCTTGATTGGTCAATGAGTATTTATGAATTTGGAGCGGGTAGCGAGAATCGAACTCGCGCATTCTCGTTGGCAACGAGATAAGCTACCATTACATCATACCCGCAATTGGTGCGTCTTCCAAGTTTCGAACTGGGTTGTTCGGCTTATGAGACCGATGAGATTGCCAACACCTCCCAAGACGCATTAATGGTGCTGCCTCTCTGAATCGAACAGAGTCCCCACGCTCTTCAGGCGCATGTACGCACCAGCTATACCAAGGCAGCGTTTATTCAATCACGAAGCAACTGAGGAGCTGATTCCGTCAAGTTCTTCTTTTCGTATTCTGCAAGTTTAGCGGAGTATTGTTCATTTGTCAATCCATGCCAACCGATACACTTACCAGTCGGACTTCTTCCACAACCACAATCTTTATTACTCATTTGCTTCCTCTTGTTTGGCGGATAGGGTAGGATTCGAACCCACGGAACCGTTAAGTTCTTCGGTTTTCAAGACCGATGCGATAGACCACTCTGCCACCTATCCAAATTCGCTCCGATTTCTTAAAGTGGTTACGGCCTCCACTATTGTGTTATACGAGAGTTTCCAGTCAAGTACAGTCCACTCACAAACCTCTAACTCACATATTACGTATTCATACGTGAGATGTCAAGACAATTTTACTTTCCTAGAATTTGAACTTGAACGACACAAACACCACCACAACCAATCTTTCTTGCCGCGGCTCTTGATAGATCAAGATGTCTGCCCTTTATAAAGGGACCTCTGTCATTAATCCTAACAATGACTGATCTTCCTTTGTACGTTACTCTCAGTTTTGTACCAAATGGTAGTGTCTTGTGTGCTGCTGTCAATGCATTTGGATTAAACTTTTCTCCATTAGCAGTAATCTTGCTTTTGCTGCATTCGCCAGGTTTTACACAGTCATACCACGATGCTTTCATCGTGGTCTTCTTTGCTGCCTCTGCCGTAATTGACAGTGCAAAGGTAGTAAACAAAATCAGCATAAAAGCTGTAAATACTTTTTTCATAACATTTTCCTTATGAATGGAGAGCCTGCTTTCTTGGCTCTGGTTGAAATGACATTAAGCTGTACTATACTCCTTTCTCTTTCCAATGTTAACAATAGTTCTATTTAGCGTATCAGGATTTGAGAGATAATAAATACTTTTATAGTCATTTCAGGATAGAAACATGATCACACTAAAGCAGTTCAGACGAAAGCCAATCAACACCGACCCGCGCGGTACACCAGTTCTCATTCAACATGGTATGCACTCTCTTGATGTTAAGCCAACTCCTGAAGAAATGGCCGAAATCAAAAAGAAGTCGCAATCAAGACCTTCTTCACAGAAAAAAAAAGTAAATGAAAATTATGGACTTCAAGACTGGAGTCCGACATATAATTTCAACAAAGATGCGTATAACGCAGAACCAGGTGTGGGTCATGCATATCAGTTTGGTATGGCAAGAGAAATTGCAGAATTGCCTGATCTATATCTCGCAAAAAATCAAATCAACGAACGATTCAAACTTGAAAATCAGCACATTTCACCAAGCGTAGATCCTTCACGATCACACAGTTATCACTACTATGATCAAGAAGAAAACTTACTGAAAGAATATGGACAAACAAAAAAAAGTCTTCATCCTGAAATATTTAGATATACAGAAGACAGTAACTATTTGAACAGAACTCTTTGGGAGCATTTTTTAGGCACAGGAAGTGATTATGAAGATGATAGAATTGGTGGTCACAATCTAAAAATTCTAGACAAAGCATTGCAATCTAGACAGTTGCCAACAAAGCTTACTGTGTTTGCAGGAGTCAAATACAATCCTGGTTTGGAAGCAGCAAAGAACTCTTATAATAGACTTTATCATCCAGGTTACACTTCATCATCTATTGAGCCTGGTACAGGATTAGAATTTGCTTCTAAAATAAAAAGAGGTAGAGTGAAAGAGGATCTTTTTAATGATGACCCTGGTGATAGACATATCTTGAAAATACATCTACCAGCAGGTCATCCAGGTGAGTTTATCGGCACAAGATCAAATTTTGATAATGAGAAAGAGTTTCTCATACCAAGACAGACTACATTTCAAATCATGCCTCATCCAACAATCGTAAGAGCAAACAGAGGTAAATATGGTCCAAGATTAGGCGTAGATCATATTCACTTATGGGACGCTCATCCTGTTCTCAATCCAAATCAATTAGAATTGCCATTTGGAACAAGGCGTCGATAACCATAATTAGCAATCTGGTAATCATAGTGTAGTTCCCAGAAGTCAGCATATAGATCATGTAGATTGCGATCCTTCACACTACTCTTGAAGTTACCATAGTTGATGTTTAGAATCCTTTGCTTGACAATATCGGCAAAGGATTCTTTGCTAATGAAACAACGAAACTTATAATCAGTACCCTGATCTTGTTGAATCGGTACATTCAGAAATTCTAGATGCTCACGCTTTCTAGCACGAACACGAAGCATACTCTTGTCATTCCAGTCTTCAACTGCACTCACAAAACCATCATTAAAACAAATCCACATTATATAAGATCAACCTCCATAAGATTTAATTAAATTGTTCTTTCTCTGCATGAACGTCTTATGCAAGCTCTGCCAATTCTGTAAGCCAGAGTTCTTGAATAAGCCATGAACATGTTCATCGTCCATGTTACGTACAGCATCAAGCCCCTTTTGTTCTGCATCAGGATGGGCGTCAAATACTTTGTTAAATACTCTACCTGATTCCTTGTTACCATCTCTGAATGTTTCTTTTTCTGAGATGTCTGGACTGTAGTCTTTTGGACCACCTTGCGCTCTGTAATGAAATGATCCACCAGGATCAACATTGTAAATCTTGCCAGTCTTTGGGTGAATTTGCATATTACCTTCACCATAATCAAGACCTGTACCAGTGATGTCCCAGTTCTTTGTAAGCACAGCAGCATGATACATCTTACCAACATGCTCTGCCTGTTCAGGCGAAAGCTTATCAAAGTCTCTATGACCCATTGGCTTCAGACCTTCTTGCCACTTTGTAACAACAGATGGCTTGCCGTCAATGACTTCATGCTTAGGATCAAGTGTATTGATTCCCATGTGCTTGTAAATAGCACTTGTTAGTGCTTCGACTTTGGCATGTTCACCATCTTTGTAATGCTTGACATAGAACTGATTACCCTGTTCATCGGTGGCTTTACCACCCTTATTAGAACCACCCTGAGTACCATAATCCACATTGTATGCTTCAAGCATAAACTGTTTGAATGTTTTCATATGAAGTTTCTCCTTTGGTAGTATTTAGTATGGAGCATCTGACAGGATTCGAACCTGCATCAGACATTTCTGTCCACGTCCAGTTACCTTACTCTCCGTTCGTAGCGGAGGGGGCTACAGATGCATTGATACCATATTTGACTGCAACATCATTAACGATGTCACTAAATTTTGAAGGATAGAAAATTCTGATTTCTGATTGATCTGTGATGTTGTCTAGTAGAATATTCTGAATTGCTTCATCAAGTTCTTCTACAGTAGTATCTGACTTGATTAGAATTTCATTCTCTAGACCAGAAGAACACTCAACGATACTGATAATCATTTCCTTACTCATTATAACAAAATTATAACATGAAAACGAAAGAATGTCAAGGTTTCTGAGGATGACCCATTATGACTTTCTCGTGGGACTGTTTGCCGATCTTTCTTCTGTATCGCTCTTTGTCTACGATACGAACTTTCTTTCCAAGAAGCTTCTCTGCTTCGCTAGATGGAACGACAGGAGTTCCAATCTTTCGCATGATTGCTTCAGGTGCACCAGAAACTTCAGCCCACGATCTTTTCATCTTGTTATCTTCAGCCGCTGTCTTCATGAAATCGAGTTTGCCACGTTTGGTGCCATCTGTGCCAACTGCAATTGTCTTTCGACCGAGTTGTTTCTTGTAAAGTGTTACCGCTGAAACTTTGCCTTTTCTCACGACAACTTTCATTGCAGAGTTTGAGATATCATTGTGTATCGACTTGGATTCATCTTCAGTACCAGATGGTATACCAGAATATCCACCGATGCCTGAATATGAGTTTCTGAGAATATTATGAATGTCGTTTCGATACTGTTCTCTGTACTTCTCGTGTTCTGGATTAAGTCCAATTGAAAGTACATGTTCTGTCATGAATTGCGAGAATGAAAGCATAAGATAAACTCCTTTGAATTATTTATATGCTTTCAAATGTTTGGAGGGGTAAACAGGAATTGAACCTGTATTTGCGGATTTGCAGTCCGCTGCATAAGCCATTCTGCCATTACCCCAATTTATAAATATCTATCAGAAAGGAAATCAAGATGCTCACATTCATGGAATTTGTACAGCTTCAAGAAGGCACTTTAAATCTTACCAGAAAAGATTTAAGAAAACGTGTCATGAATATAGGTTGGACGCCAGCAGATAATAGTGGTCGTGGCGATCATGAGAAATTTATACATCCTGAATCCAGAATACAACTATCTATACCAAGAAGCAAAACTCTATCACCAAAAGTAATAGCTAATACTCTCAGGGATTCTGTAAGACACGAAAAAGATGAAAGTGTTCGACGCGCCGCTTGATTGGCTGCTCATCATGGATTCGAACCACAGTTAACGGAGTCAGAGTCCGCTGTCCTACCGCTAGACGAATGAGCAACATAATGGTACTGCATGGAGGAATCGAACCACCGTAACAGGTTTCACAGACCTGCGTCTTAGCCACTAGACTAATGCAGCATGGAAGCGGGAGCAGGATTCGAACCTGCGACCTCTAGGATATGAACCTAGCAAGCTGACCTGACTGCTCTATCCCGCAATATTTGGCAGCGCATAAGGGAATTGAACCCTTCTCTCCGGATTGAAAGCCCAGCATTCTAACCACTAAACTAATGCGCCATAATTGGAGGACTGGGTGGGACTCGAACCCACGGTGTTTGCATAGCGGATTAAAAGTCCGCGCCGTTCGCCACTACGGTAACCAGTCCGTCTATTGTAGTGCGGCTTCATCTATGGACTATATGCTATGCAAGCACGAATTGGCTGGGAGACTTGGAATCGAACCAAGATCGGCGGTTTCAAAGACCGCTATCCTACCTTTAGATGATCTCCCAATAAACAGGTGCGAGGAGAAGGATTCGAACCTTCATGGTGCCTGCGTGAGTTCACGCTTTACGGCTACCCTCCTGCCGGATGCTTTTACCAGTTTCGCCATCCTCGCAATTGGTTGGCCAGTAGGGAATCGAACCCTCGTCAAACGCCTATCAAGCGCCTACTCTACCATTGAGCTACAAGCCAGTGAATTGTGAACCGTTTCGCTGGTCCCACTGAAGGGACGGTCAACCCCGACAGACATATAGTCTCGGACTTATATACCGCCACGGCCTACGGCGGTTACTTGGTGGGCAGGTGCGGTTACGATCCACTCCCTTAAGGATGGGTTTTACAGACCCACTGCTAGAACCACTAGCTTTACCTACCCGTTGTATGGTGCCGCATGAGAGAATCGAACTCCCATCAGAGGATTACAAAGCCCCTGTACTACCATTGTACTAATGCGGCGTTATTGGTGGACCTGTAGGGAATCGAACCCTATTCCTCCCGGTGCAAGCGGGAGATAATACCCATTATACTACAAGCCCATTGTATTACAAATCTTCGATCTTCAGCGGAATACGCTGCCATTCGCTTTCTTTCTTCTTACCATCACGAACATCAACATAATCATCAATGAAGTCAGATGGAATAGCAGGATTAAGATACTTCAATTCATCTGCGGTATAAGACTTAGGGTCTTTCATAATACCAGCTTTGATGAAATGATCTTGTAATTCCATCACTTTCTTAATCGTCATCTTTGCCATAGTTACCTCGTTGATTGTTGTTATATTATAGACGAGGCAACAATCAAAGTCAAGTAGAAAGAAGCGTTCCTCTATGTTGACCGAAGTCTATGGCGAGGATACTTAATGCCTGTGTGCGTCCACAGGAATGTTCTCGGTAGTTTCGCAAACCTACCTACCGCTCTTTCTGACTGGCACCAGTGCAAGGATTTGAACCCTGACAAACGGTTTTGGAGACCGTTGTGCTACCGTTACACTACACTGATTTGAATTGGTCGGAGTGGTAGGATTCGAACCCACGACCCATTGCTCCCAAAGCAATTGCGCTACCAGACTGCGCTACACTCCGTTATACTGGCGACCTATGCGAGACTCAAACTCGCTACACCTCTTAGACAGAGAGGAATGATATCCATTCACCAATAGGTCAATTGGTGTGCCAGGTGAGAATTGAACTCACGACATTCGGTTTAAGAGACCGCTACTCTACCACTGAGCTACTGGCGCATTGGCTGGACAGGTAGGGATCGAACCTACGACCTGATGATTAACAGTCATCCGCTACTACCGACTGAGCTACTATCCAATATATTGTCACTTCAGATATGCACCAACTGAATCGAACAGTTCATCTTGAACGCCAGATAAACCAGCGCGACTGTGACCACACTAGGCAGTAGCTACAATGCCCGGTGCATATCTGAAGTGACAATGCGAGGCTGTGCTGAGTCACAGACCCTCACTGTATATCTCGCTACTCAGTGCGCCTTTGAGAAGAGCAAAGGTACTCATAGGAACTTAACAATGTCAATCAGCAGTAGTTACGTGCAAACATGCACAACAAAAAAACCTTTTACACCTTCGCTCTTCAGCTTGTCTACAAGACGCTTCTTCGCTTCGGTATACGTGCCGCGGATCCAGATTACATCTTCCATGGACTTTGGGTTCCGCTTTTCGCTAAAAGCCCAACCGCCCATACCGCGGGGCTTGCGACCGTGAGCCAGTTCGAAGTCAGTCGTATCGAATTCGATCTTCAGCATTCAGCTTCTCCTCATCAGTTACAAAAAGAATATAACACACTGATTCGGTCTTTGCAAGCACTTTTTTAAAAGAAAAACCCCGAAACTTTCGCCTCGGGGTTCTAAGAAACTAAGTCTGTACTAAGACTTAATACATAGAACCCCTCATCACACCTGCCCATGATGGCTGGCGTGTCTCTTGATTAATTGTGAAGGGGCAATAG